ATGGTGCTCAAATTTCTTTAAAGGTGGAAGTTGGAAACAAACTTCTTACAATCACAATTTTAGAAAACAATATGCAGGTAAAGGTTTTACTTATGACTCTGCAAAAGATAAATTTTTAAGTCCACAACCTTTTGCATCTTGGGCATTAGATGGTAATGATGACTGGCAAGCACCAGTTACTTTTCCAACTGATACTACAGATAAATTTATTAGTTGGGACGAACCTAATCTAAGATGGACTGCAACAGACAATTCAGATCCAGTTAATAATTTCAATTGGGATGCATCAGCGCTAGCTTGGGTGTCCGCATAGGAGACTCATATGGCCAGAGCAAATGGCGGTATAATCGGTAAAGTAAACAGAACTTCTTACGGGAAGTGTACGATTACTGCGGTAAAATGCACAGGTAATTTAACTACACAACCAGGAACCACTGTTCTTAGAGCAGCTCTAGTGGCTGGTGGTGGCGGAGCTGGAAGAGATAACGGCGGCGGAGGTGGCGCTGGTGGAATGGTTTTATCTCCAGGCACAATTTCAGTTTCCGGGGCTACAGCTTATCCACTGGTTATTGGTGGAGGTGGAGCCGGAAGAACTAATAACTGCGGCCAAGGATGTACAGGTTCAGATACAACAGGTTTTTGTTTAACAGCTAAAGGTGGTGGCGGTGGTGGAATAGGTAATCCTAGTGCACCCGTTGGTCCAGGAACTGCCGGAGGTTCTGGAGGTGGAGCTGGAGCAACCGATTCACCAGGAATGACAGGTGGACCTACAACTCAATCCTCTCAACCAGGAGATTCTGGAACTTATGGCTTTGGATATGCTGGTGGAGCAGGTGGTAATTCACCAAACAGATCATCTGGTGGTGGCGGTGGAGCTGGTGCTATTGGAACTAAACAACCAAGCGGTGGTGGTGGAGGTAATGGTGGAAATGGAAAAGATATTACTCCAATTTTTGGAGGATCAGGATCAGATTATTTTAATTGTGGTGTTTACGCTGGCGGTGGTGGCGGTGGAGCAATAAATAGTGGAGCTGGTGGAACCGCGGGAACTGGTGGTGGAGGAACTGGTGGTGGTACAACTACATTAACTGCAGGAACTGCTAACACTGGAGGTGGTGGCGGTGGTGGATCAAACTTTGGAGGACCTGGTGTTGAAAATGGAAAAAATGGTGGTAAAGGTGTAGTAATAGTAAAAGAATTAAACAAAGCAAGTGGTGTGTGGTCAATGCAAAGTGCATTTCAAGCCAAGTCTCAAGGAACATGGCCCGATGGAACAGCAGATTCGGGATTAACTTTTGATTATTTAGTAGTCGCTGGTGGTGGAAGTGGTGGTAGATGTGGAAGTTATTTTGGAGGTGGTGGTGGAGCTGGAGGTTATAAAGCTTCTGGTTATGGACCTTCTCCTTTAAGAGGTACTGCCGTTAGTTTATTTACTGGAGGTAGTGGTTATACTATTACAGTTGGTGGTGGTGCAGCCGCTAAAGGAACCCCCGATGGAAGTGGAATCAAAGGAGATGATTCAGTTATAGAAAATAGTGGAAACATAACTACTCTAACAGCTACCGGTGGTGGTTATGGTGCTGGTGGAGCAAGTGGTCCAACGGCGGTCGTTGGTGGACCTGGTGGATCTGGGGGTGGTGGAACAGGAAAAGGTTCAGGAACAGGTGGTGCTGGTGGTTCAGCTAGTCCTCCTGGTCAAGGTAGTGCCGGTGGAATTGGATATGGAGGCTCACCAGGCGGTGGTGGTGGAGGTGGCGGAGTTACCGCTGCCGGAGGAAATGCTGGTGCTGCGCCAGGTGGTGGAGCAGGAGGTGCAGGAGCACCAAATAATATTTTAGGTCCAGCTACTACGTACGGTGGTGGCGGTGGTGGATCTGGAGATACTGGTTGTGGTGGAGCTGGTGGAGCTGGCGGTGGTGGAGCAGGGTCACCCGCAGGCGGACCGTCAGGAACAGCCGGAACAGTTAATACTGGAGGTGGTGGCGGCGGTCAAGTTGGAGGTGGCGCTACTTCAGGAGCAGGTGGTTCAGGAATTGTAATTCTTAGATACCCTACTGCAGTCACAGGAACTATTGCACCGGGATGTAACGTAATTGCGTGTGCTCCAGGTAGTACTAAAACTGCTAAGTTTACAGTATCAGGTTCAATAACTTTTGCATAATTGATCTAGATCAATTCTTTTAATTTCTCTTTACTCTCTATTTAAATTAAGATAAAACATATGTATAAAGACATATGCAACTTACAAACTATTATTGGTATTTTCAATCCGTAATTCCAGAACGTATCTGTGATGACATTGTACGTTATGGAAAATCTTTACAAGATCAAATGGCAGTCACTGGTGGTTATGGTGGTGATCCAAAAAAATTAAATCAAAAACAACTTAAAGATTTAAAAAAGAAAAGAAATTCAGATATTGTTTGGATGAATGATAGATGGATATATAAAGAGATACAACCATACATTCATCAAGCTAATACATCAGCTGGTTGGAATTTTCAATGGGACTTCAGCGAAGCCTGTCAGTTTACAAAATATAATAAAGGTCAGTATTATGATTGGCACTGTGATGGTTGGGATAGGCCTTATCAAAGACAACAAGGTGACCCATCAAATGGTAAAATTAGAAAGTTATCTGTAACAGTAACTCTATCCGATCCAAAGGATTACACAGGTGGTGAGTTAGAATTTGATTTAAGAAATCTGGACCCTGATAAAAAAAGAAATGTTGTTAAATGTAAAGAGATATTACCTAAAGGATCCTTGGTAGTGTTTCCTGGTTTTGTTTGGCATAGGGTATGTCCAGTTAAAAAAGGATCTAGACATAGCCTGGTTATCTGGAATTTAGGGTGGCCATATAAATAAAGGAGAATATGAAAAAGAAAAAAGCTAGAAAACAAAAGACAAGAAAAAAATTAGATGAAATATCGTGCGGGAGTGCGAAATCTTTTCCTAAACAATTAGGATTAGAAGAATATTTTAAATGTCCTATATGGTTTGCTGATCAGCCAGCATTTGTAGATGACCTAAATAAAGTATCAGATAAATACATAGAAGAGTCCAAGAAAAATTTAAAAGAAACAATAGATAAAAGAAATAAAAAATTTGGTGATAAAGGAGACATGGGAAATGTTTTTCATTCAACAACATTAATAGGAGACCCTAATTTTAAACAATTACAAGATTACATAGGTGCAACATCACATAACTTATTAAATGAGATGGGATTTGATTTAAGTAACTTTGAAGTATTTACTACTGAAATGTGGGTACAAGAATTTGCTAAAAAAGGTGGTGGACACCATACTTTACACACTCATTGGAATGGTCACATGTCCGGTTTTTATTTTTTAAAGGCTAGTGAAAAAACATCGATGCCTGTCTTTGAAGACCCAAGAGCTGGAAATATGATGAATCTTTTACCTGAAAAAGATAAATCAAAAATAACTTACGCCTCATCACAAATACATTATAAAGCTATACCAGGAAGAATAATTTTCTTTCCATCGTATATGCCGCATATGTATTCTGTAGATATGGGGTATGAACCATTCAGGTTTATACATTTTAACTGTCAAGCTATACCAAAAGGAGTATTAAATGTCGTTCAAAAATAATAAATATACAGTATTAAAAGGAGCTATATCAAAAGAAATAGCAGATTTTGCTTTTGCTTATTTTCTTAATAAAAGAAATGTTGCAAGATTTTTATTTGATCAGAAATATATATCCCCCTTTACTCATTACTGGGGAGTATGGAATGATGAGCAGGTACCTAATACTTATTCCCATTATGGAGATATGGTAATGGAAACTTTATTACAGAAAGTAAAACCTGTAATGGAGAAATATACAAAATTAAAATTAAGTGAAACATATTCTTATGCAAGAATTTATAAAAAAGGAGATGTTTTAGCTAGACACAAGGATAGATACTCATGTGAAATATCAACTACTTTAAATCTAGGTGGTGATCCGTGGCCAATCTATTTGGACCCAACAGGTAAAAAAGGTCAAGCTGGTATTAAACTTACATTAGATAAAGGAGATATGCTTATATATTCTGGATGTGATTTAGAACATTGGCGAGAAGAATTTACAGGGAAAGATTGTGGACAAGTGTTTTTACATTATAATAAAGCAGGATCAAAAAATGCTAAAGAAAATGCATTTGATAAAAGACCATTCATAGGTTTACCTGCTTATTTTAAAGGCTTTACATTACCTAAGAAATAGTCTACACACTAGGCTTGCAGGGGGAGGATCCACCACAGAATCCCTCTGCTTTAATCTATTGAAATCCCCTACAATCTGATATAAGTCATAATAAACAGGTTTTTATATGCTACAAAAATTAGGTTTTATCCCCGGATTTAACAAACAAGTCACAGAAACTGGAGCTGAAGGGCAATGGTATGATGGCGATAATGTAAGGTTTAGATACGGTACACCAGAAAAAATAGGTGGCTGGCAACAAAACGGTCAATCAAAACTTACTGGTGCATGCAGAGCTATTCACCATTGGGATAATAACGCTGGGATTAAATACGCAGCCATAGGAACTAATAGAATTTTATATGTTTATTCAGGTGGGACCTATTATGATATCCACCCTATTAGAACAACATTAACAGGGGCGGATTTTACTAGTAGTGCTTCTTCAAAAGTTGTCACTATTACATGTACCGGGGCTCACGGATTAGTAGAAAATGATATAGTTATGTTTGACAGTGTGAGTAGTGTCCCTGGAACATCAGCCTATAGTGATGCCACGTTTGAAGATGAAAAATTTATGGTAACTTCTGTTACTACTACAACAACTTTTACAATTACAATGGACACGGCTGAAGGCAGTAGTCCCATGACTAATGCAGGCTCGACGTCTATTCTTTGTTATTATAATGTAGGACCGGCTTTACAGTTAGGAGGCTACGGTTGGGGAACATCACTATGGGGTGGTGTAGCTTTAGGTGCTTCTACAAATACTTTGGCTTCTACTATTAATGACACTGTAACTGATATTCCTTTAAATAACTCTTCTGCCTTTCCTGCAACGGGAGAAATTAGAATTGGCTCAGAAGATATAAGTTATACAAATAATAATACCACTACCAATATATTAAGCGGAGGTGCTAGAGAAGTAAATGGTACAACTAAAGCAGGTCATAGTTCAGGAGACACTG